AAATCATGCTTCGCCTTTATGCAATTTGTTACTTGTACATTTCCAACCAAATAACCATTCATGCAATATTGAAGTGATTCATCAAATGCTTCTCTTGATAAAGGAATGCAATCGGAATCAAAAAACACAAAAACATCAGCATCCTTTGTATTCAAGACTTGATCTATCCATGCTCCATGATGAATATTATTCAATGTATATTCAACGGGAATGTCAAAATGATTCATCACCTTCTTTTGCATTTCAAGAATTGTTGGATTGACATTATCCCAACATAATGTATTGATTGATATTTTCACTGGACTCTCCTGAGAATATTATTATACATTCCATCTAATGTAAAGTATTTTGGATAAACTTCCTTGATCTTTTGTCTCATCGATTCAATTTTATCAGTCGAATATGATCTGAGTATATCAACGGTATCTGGTAGTTGAGATTCATCAATCAAGACAGCAAAATCATTCCAATCCAGTTCATCTGCCCAGGGCAAGTAGAATTTATCAGTAACCACAACAGGAATGCATCCCAATTGCATTGCTTCATACAATCTAAAACTGTTCAGTCCATATCCACGGGGGCATAAACAAAATACACTATATGATGCTAGATTGATGAATGTTTCAAATTCATTCTTGTTTACCGTTGGGTTCCATCCCTTCAAGTATAACATAATATCTTGATTATCCCTACATGCATTTGCCATCTTCATTCTGATTGGATGTGTTATTGATCCAACAAAAGAAGCAAGAAGTTTTCTTTCAGTATTCTCTGGAACTTCAACTTGCAGTTTGGAACATATTAATGGAATTGGTACGATATTTGAACCTTGTACATTTCCTCCAGCAGAAAAACAAATAGTATCTGGTGGAAGCAAATCTTGTGGTGCATCGTCATGTTGACTTACAGTGAAATACTCACCTTGCCTTGGTATTGTGTCCAAAAATTCCTGAAGACCTTGTCTTTTATTATCACAATACAAGGTAGTCCAACTAACTCCAATATAATCTCTAGAGACTTTTTGCTTTTCTGTTGAGAATCTTTTGTAAAAATAATCTTCAAGATAATCTCCAACATGGTATGGTGGATAAACTGGATATTCTGGAAGAGGTCTTAATGACTGTTGACTGTATATCATAGATACCACAAACCTTCTTCCTTGAATTTATTAATCTTTGTATCAATTCCTACCATATGGTTATTGTGAATAATAACAGCATCATTTTTCATCCCTCTAGAATAATAGAGATGCCCATTTGGGAATTGTTCTAATGGAAGAAGTCTACAATTCGATGCATATTTTGCAGCAACATAATTAATCAATATCTGATCATCTTCAGATTCGTTTGTTCCACATTCTTCTATAAGAGACTGACATGTTGGACTGTCGTTAAACACCATAAATCCAGAACAAATTAAACTTCCTGGTCTATCACATTGAAAAAGAATATGATCTTGTTCGTTGATATATTCTGATGGATTTATCTTGAAGACAATATCAGTATCAACCCAACACAATTTCTTATGAGTTTTATATGTTTCTGCAATTAGTTTCCATTTGGACTTTACAATCTGTCTAAAATTGCTGGTTTCATCAAACGACCATTCTTGATATTCAGTAAATTCATTTTCTTTATATAAAAAAGCACCAGAGTATTCCTTCATATTCTCATATGCATTCTTATCAAGACACGCAATTATAAAATCATCTATATTCAAACCAACATTCTTTGCAGATATCAACATGTTTTTGCAAATGTCGATACATCCGCTATTTAATTGAGTTAAAAATTTCATTATATATTTCCTACTAGGTTAAATTTCACTACTTCTTCTGCCAATCCCATTTCTCTAAGAGATTTCTCTTTTGAGTTTCCATCTGCTATACCCATAGTTATAAGTGGTTGAAATCCTTCTGGAATGTGAGTTCCTGGCCATATTGCATATGCATGTCCAAGCATACCCATTCTGATTCTTGGCAAGAATTCTGGAAGAACTTCAGACATCAATATTTCGTGATCGAATACTTTAGCATTTAAATTTAATTCATTAAATTCACAACGATCAATCCAATATCTTAAAAACTCAATAACTATTGGTGTGTAGTTTACATAAATTGGAGATGCCTTTGGCAAATGTGGATTGACATCTGGAGGATTTCCTTGATAAGCAAATGCCATATCACATCTATCATGAAGACCATCAAATACAGAAAGTTCCGCATGAATCAATGAATCTACATCCATCCACACAAATGGTCGTTTCTTTTCTTCCAAAACAGAAAGAATGAATCTTGGTTTTGCAAGACAATTCAAACGATATTCGCCGCGCGACGGCAATTCACGAATATCATGTGGAATATTGTTTTCATTACAATTTATTCGCAGACGACGAGCATGATCGCTATAGTATGTGCGATCATCTATATCACAATAAAAAGAAACAATTTCAGTTTTCATTGATTAATTTGAATAGTTGATCATCGGCATTAACGAGTTCTTTAACACGATTAAAGTTATCCCTTACCGCATCAATCTTACTTTCATATAGTTCTTTTGTCAACATTTTTGGATTGAAATCTGGAGTTAATTCTATAATTCCATCTTTATTGAAGATGTCTCCGATATCTGGTGCTCCCCAATAAATTGGTATTGTACCTGTTGCAAAACAGTCTGTTAATTTTTCAGTATAATAAGTTTCATACTTATCGTTTTCAATGACTATTGAAAACATATAATCATTCAACGCTTCAGACTTATCGCCCCATGGAATTCCTGGACTTAGTTTTTTGGATCCAAGAACACCACCATACAGATCCAAAGAATCTTTGAATCGTTCAGCAGTTAAATGTCTAAGTTGATGTCCAAAGGTAGTTGTCTTTTCAGAAGCAATAAGAGATGCCAATTTTGATTTAGGAAATATATCTTGATTCTTAATCCATGGCAAATTGCTACCTGCTGGACAATATTTTATATTTGGTGCTTTACCCAACCATTGTTTATCTGAAACAAATACCATATCATATGCCGAAGCAATTTGAACTATATTTTGTTCCCAAACTTCAACTGGAACATACCATGCATGAAAAATAGCACGGGATTCGCATACCCATGCTATTTTCCTCTCCCCTGGTTTTTTACTATATGCCATACCTGAAACTATGGCAGGATCTATAAAAATTTTAACAGGTTGATCGGTAGAAGACCAATCAAATTTTGCTGGTTTATAATCCGAACTACTAGAATGGTCTACATGAAATCCAGCACCAATCGCTTGCATCTTTTGCATAATCTAAAGTCTCCACTATATGTATCTTATTTACCTATGTGATACTTTGGAATCAAAGACCATTCTTTCTTTTCTTTATGAGGAATGATCTTCAATCTAGCAAGCGAAAGTTGTGGTTGTTCATATTTCTTCGAATTTAACACATCAACCAATCCCCACTCAACTAAAAGTTTTACTATTGTATTTCTTCTTCCAAGATCATCTTCAGACATATCAGATTCGAGTCCATCAAGAACAAACATTTCTTTGAAATGCATGATGGCATATCTACCTCGTTTGTGTAGAATATGACAAGACTGATATAACTTTTTTTCCGCTTTCGAAGAGACACCAATTCTGGTCAAAGTTTCTTTTACTTTAAGAAAGTCTTCTTCGCTTTTTAATTTAACTTCTACACCCAATCCCTCAAAAATATCTTCCATAATAATACTCCATATTATAGAAAATATTTAGGGTTTTACCTTTTTTGACCACCTTTTTGTACTAATTCGCGCAATTTGTCCATAGGAAGCATATCTATGACTTCTCTAGCACGGGCATCTGAGTATCCATAGACTTCCTTGACAACTTCTAGATCCTTGTTTTCCTCTGGTTTGATCCATTTAGAGAATCGCTTACGCTTGGATATTGAGTGAATGTAATAGTCATACTGGAGTTTCTTGTCGAGAAATGCTGCCTGATTCATTCTATTGGCATAGAAAATTGTATCAGGAAAGTATGAAAAACACTTGTTAATGACAAAAGGAACATAATCCTTCTCCAGACGGGGGTCTTTGGATAGGAGGTTTTCCTTGGTTTGATTAATTGAATTTAGGATATCGGAAAGCATATTATTTAAAGGCACACGACATCATCAACTGGACAAGACACGCTACAAGATTGATCTCTTGGTCAGCAACGAACGCAGAGCGGTACTGTGCCTCTGCAATGATCAGGATTGCCTCTGGAATAGTCTGATTCTCCATATGGTCGCCAAGGGCATCGTAGATTTTCCTATAGATCTCTTGAGGAGAGGTTTCGGCATTAAGTGCTGCCCAACGGCGAACCGTGGCAAAATCCTTATTGCGGAGTGCCGTCATAAGGTTCTTGATCTCCACCTCTGCTACAGAGGAAAGGATACCCACATCAATTGTTCCTGACACCCCATATCGC